TATCGTCAGCATCCTTCAATTCACAATATTCAATCAACTCTACAATAAAATCATCAACACCATATTTTCGTATGGCATTATTTAAATAGTGTGATTGATTTTTTTTTGTTGAAAATGCTTCTGATATGTGGCATTTGAATCTTCCTTCGTGTCCATATGGTCTATATCTTTTGTGATTTAATATATGAGAAACTGCTTGTCCTACATATATTTTACCACTAGTAAGATTAATTATTTTATATATTTCACAATATCTTTCGGTTGGATTGTCTAAAGTTTTGTTTGATAGTCCTAAATACTTTGATGGTTCCATTTATTATATTAGAATATTTTATTATTAAGTTCTTTTTTATTTGAATCACATAACTAGGGAGTTGCACGCTTTTAACGCTCCCTGTTGGGGACAAAATGCTTTTACATATGTCTATCCCCATCGAAATCAGCATTGTATGGTTTTGTGTCTGCAACGTTCATTCTGAAAGTATCACCTCGCTTCATAATACGTGCGATGTGACACATCATACTCATTCTATGAAGAGTTGGTTGACGATTAAATAGAATCGCGTCACCGTCCATCATATGACGATGAACAATATCACCTTCTTCTAGGATAATAGAATTTCTATCCAAATAGTATCGCAGAGTGATCACTTCACCATTATTTTTCTCTAGCATCTTTGCGCCAGGCCACTGTTCAGGTCCATTTTGAATCAGCTTGGTTAAGAATGCCTTGTTTATTTTGTTTACGGTAACCGGCTTGGTAATATTCTTGGCGATCTTCATCGGAATACCTAATTCGCGAATTGAGATATTTGGGTCAGCAGTAATTACTGAACGAGCACTAAAATCAACACGCTTCGCCATCAAATTACCTCTCATACGTCCACCCTTTCCATTCAATCTATCCTTGATCGATTTTAAAGGTCTTCCTGAACGCTGAGCAACCGACGCAACGCCCGGAATATTGTTATCGACCTGAGTCGCGACGTAATATTGTAAAACCGTCGTCCAATCGTCAATCACATTTGCCGGCGCGTTGTTTTGAATTTTATCCTGTAGCGTTTTGTTCGTTTTGATAATATTTACTAATATGTGACTCAAATCATCTTCGGAGCGTTGTTGAGCATCGTGCTTGACAGACGGTCTGACAGATGGCGGAGGCACCGACATTACTTGACAAACCATCCAATCTGGTCTAGAGTAAACCGGGCTAAATCCCATAAAACTAACATCATCGTCAGAGATGCGCTTGAAGTTTTTCAATACAATTTCAGGGGTTACCTTAATAACAATCGGCTCTGCTTCGGCATTGTCGTTCTTCCATTCGGCAAATATAGTAGCAAGGCCCTCTTTTCTAATTTTATTTGGTTGTAATGTGCCACAGCCGTCCTCACTGTCATCACCGCATCGCTTAACTTTGCTGCACAATGAAAACACGTATTTCCATCTGGCCTCTCCTTGCATTTTCAAGGCCTGCTTATATTTCTCCTTGCTAATTAAGAGTTTGCTACACTTGAAGCACACACATCTTAAGCATTTTTGTATCGTAGTTAAATACTGAATATAAAATACGGGGCGAGCTAATTCAATGTGCCCGGCATAACCTGGTGTTTGCATATAATCCAATCCATCCGTGGGACATATTAGACCTGGTTCTAAAACTCCCATTCTAGGATCAAACAGCCCTCCAATCACTGGCTTATTATTTATATATGTATCTCTGCTGGTGATTTCAGCAACAGACGCCTTTCTAATTTCCTCCGGCGACATGATACTAAATTGGATGCCAATCACCTTTGAACAGTTTATCGACATATTGCTGGAACTTGCTAGTTTGGACATCTTCTCTTATATAATATAATAGATTTATATTGTTTTTTAGTCTCAATTTTATTTTAAACAGTGTCAACCCTTTCGCATTTTTATTTTCACACAATATATGCAGATAATTAATATTATATATTTTAATAACTTAATATTGTCGTGTGGGTGAGTTTATCATTATTTATTTTATAAAATAAAATTGATTTTAATTTAAACATAAATAATTACAGCATACAGAGAATAGAAATGGCACGTGATAGTCAAATTAAGTCAAATAAAAGCGAACCTCGTCGTTCAAAGCGTCTTGAAATGGCGACTAAGAAAAAGCAGGTTGCGGATTCTGATAGTGATGACGGAGGTGAGAGTAATTCCGATGATGACGAAATGGACGTTCATGAATATCGTAAATTCCTTTCGCAAATATTTCCGTCTAAACATCTGAGTAATAAAATTAAGGCGGGTGAGAAATTGAAGAAGGTCATTGAGGAGGAGGACGATGAGCCATCTCCCACAAAGAAGGGCTCTGCTAAATCTAAAAATAATAAAAATAAATATGAAGATGACGAAGATGAAGATGAAGATGAAATTTGCGACACCGAATCTGAAGAAGAGGCAGATGAGGAGCTTGTTCGCAGAAAGAGCAAGAAGGCAAAGAAATCTAACAAGGCAAGGAAGTCAAAGAGAGTTATAGAGGACTCTGATGATGAGGAGGAGGATGACGAAGAGGAAGAGGCCGACGAGCCAGTTAAAAATAAAAATTTGAATATTATCTTTACAATTGGTGGGATGGATGAGGACGAAGATGAGTGGGAGGATTGCGATTCGGATTATGAGGATGAAGACGATGAGGATGATGTTACCGAAGATGAAGATGAAGAGGTGTCAACCGATGAAGACGACGATGAGGATGAATATGAAGAAGATGATGAAGAGGAGGAAGAAAATATTGTAATTAAAAAGTCGAAAAAGGCTACCGTTAAGAACAATTCTACCGCAACCTCCACACAATCGGAAGCTTCGCCTAATCAAACCGATACTCTTCAACAACTAAGAAAACTCTTGGAGGCAAATCCTACTGATAAATCTATTAAAAAGTGTATTTCGGTATATGAGGATGAAATTAAAACCCAAAAGGTTAGATTAGAAAAGAAGGAAACCAAACAAAAAGATAAAAATATGCGAATTTTCAAGCGAATTATAAAGGATAAGAACACGATGAATGACTTCTCATTCTACGAAAAATTAGACGTAGAGCAACAAAAGAAGATCATCAAGGAAGCGAGGGAGATCAATAAGATTACGCGAATTGAAAAGCCATATCGAATGACTTTACTCGAATCTACAATTCCTGTCGAATTTAAATCCGCCGCAATGAAGAAGATCAACTCTTTGAAATATATGGAGCCCGGAAGCGGCGAGTTTTATAAGAGTAAAAATTGGGTTGATACGTTTATGCGAATCCCATTTAACAAGCACGACGGCCTACCAATTAGTATCGATGATGGCGTTGATAAGTGCCACGACTTTATGGAAAATGCTAAAAATACCTTGGACCAGGCGGTGTATGGGTTGAATGATGCAAAGATGCAAATTATGCAAATGTTGGGTCAGTTATTGACTAATCCAAAGGCGATTGGCACTGCTATTGCGATTCATGGACCCCCCGGAACTGGTAAGACAAGTTTGGTGAAGGAGGGAATTAGTAAAATTCTAAACAGACCATTCGCGTTTATTGCTCTAGGAGGCGCGACCGATAGTAGCTTCTTGGACGGCCACGGATATACTTATGAGGGTAGCACCTGGGGTAAAATCGTTCAGATTCTAATTGATAGTAAATGTATGAATCCAGTGATTTACTTTGATGAGCTCGACAAGATCAGCGATACCCCTAGAGGCGAAGAAATTGCGGGCATTCTAACACATCTAACAGACACTTCTCAAAATTCGCAATTTCACGATAAATATTTCGCGGAGATTAACTTTGACTTGAGCAAGTGTTTATTCATCTTCAGTTATAATGACGAGAATAAGGTGAATCCTATTTTAAAGGATAGAATGTATAGAATCAAAACAAAGGGCTATAGCGCAAAGGAAAAGACTGTGATAAGCAATAATTATTTACTACCAAAGATTCGCGAACAAGTTAGATTTACAACTGATGAGATTAGCATTCCGAATGATGTGCTCAGTCATATTATCGACACGCACTGTAATAAAGAAGACGGTGTAAGAAATTTGAAGCGCTGTTTGGAGATTATCTATACCAAGTTGAATCTATATAGATTGATGCGACCTGGAACGAATTTGTTTGAAGGTGAAATGTCGTTGAAAGTGGAGTTTCCATATACTGTCACTAAGGAAATTGTTGATAAACTAATCAAGCGTGAGACGGATGGTCTGGACACTTGGCGAAATTTGTATACTTAAAACATTGACTTTGTGCGTGTAAATATTTGTATAACCAATTTAAAAATTTGCCACGAATAAATTAAGTAATGAGTTTAGATTATTATT